TCTCATCGATCTTAGATTGGGTATCTTCGTCTGTGAGACTTAATTCATTAAATTTAATTTGCAGGGCGTCAGTCATTTCCTCAATTAATTTATTTAATTTCTTTTCTAGAATTTCCTGAACTGGCTTGCATACCTGTTCTTTAAATGTCTTGTCTGCATCACGAGCATTTGCCAATGAAATTCCTTGAGGACTTCCAATTTTAGAAATAGGAACACGGTGAGCCATTAATATTTCGTCTCTATTGGATTGACGATATACATTAAATGAGGACTCTTGGGTTCCCGCCTCAATTGGTTCCATCTTAAATTCAGTTTTAGAGTCTGGGGAATCTGGTGGAAGTGGGATATATAGTGAGCGGTGATTTCTTCCTTTAAGACCGACCTGGAAAAATTCCAGAAGTTTTCTCTCGGACTCTGGGGATAATTTAGCACCCTTTACTGTGATGATATATCTTGGGACCGCCTTGTTTTCAAAATAGTCTAAGTTATACTTTCCAGCAAATTCATTTCCTGCCATAGCATTTGCTGCTGCGACAATATCTGGGATTCCGTAGTAGTTATTGCGTGGAGTGTACTTCTTGAAATGGATAATCTCATTAGGTCTATCGCTGCCGTCCGAAATTGGATTTGGGGTTTCCTGGTCTCCAAAGTTTCTAAAGTATACGGCCTTACCGTATAGCAATTGAATGAAGCCATCTCTTAGGCGGCGTACACGCATTGTCTTTGAAGGGATATGCCCAATATATCCTACCTTGCCAGATGTGGTTCTTGAAATTTCTAGATAGCCATTTCCTGTTGCTTCAACATCTGTATAGAATTTAATCAAGGTCTCCTTGAATGTTTCTTCTTCATTGCAAGCTTCTAGCCACTCATGTAGATCTTGGCGAAGTCTATCAAGCTTACGACGTGCTCTTTCTAATTGTGCATCGTTATCAATCTCATCAATAGCATCTACTGTTTTACGGGTTTCGATAAAGTCAAAGCCAAGTCCAACTACGTTTGATACTTTAGCATTAATTGCTGCATAGTTGTATGGAGATATTTCATATATCTGAGATAGGTATTCAAGATTATATGGAGGCTCAATAAGATCAAACATAGCATAGCCTGTAATGGCTTGTGCTAATAGATTCTGTTGTGTCTCTGTTCCTTCAATACCCACAAATCTCTTTTGAATATTTCTGCTTAGTTTGCGGCGAAATGAAGAGCCCAATCCAGATATCTTCTGTAGCTCTTCGCCAGAGGCCATAAACACATCATTTGTTTTTGTAATAACTGTTGATGGTATATGAAAATCGGAGGCAGTAAATGCCCTTAAACCTGTGTCTATTTCTTCGTTGTTATCTTCTATCATTCCCATTTTATTTCTTCCTCTGCGCCTTTTTTGTATCTTCCTTATAAACGCCAATGTCCAGCGGATCTGGAACTAGGCCCCATTTTAATCTTTGTTGCTGATACTCAAATTCCTCGTCGTCAATCTTTCTCCGCCCTGATAAAAACTTTGGCTGCCCCTCATAGATTCCATATGACCTAACTTCTCTGGCAAGCATATCTATCTTGGCCCTATTGTTTTTCATTGCCGTTACGGATAAGAAGTTTCCTTCATCATCGCCAATCCATCTGCCATCTGGCATCTCCCAAACATAGATTCCAAGGGTGGTTTCCTCTGGAGACATGGTGGCATTTGTTCTTTTTAGGTCCATAGATGTTTATTTTACCACCTTTGTGGGCTTAAGTCCAGCTTTTTGTCAGGCAATATGACAAAATTATACGTTTTGGATTACGATCCAGTCATTATTATATGATTCAACGCCATCTTCTGTCATGGTTGTTGTCGAAGAGTCTGTAATTGAGGAACTTTGTTTACGTATATATAGGTCATAATTGGCTGCCGCCTGTGTAGAATTAAATGCAGTCTCATATAGGGCTATATATTGATATAGGGCTGAGACTGATCCATATACAGAATAATTAAATCTAATATCATTTGATACCGCCGACCCAAATACTATTAGGACGTGGTGTAATTGTCCTGCCCTAAATATATTTGAGACATTTGTCTGTGAGGTTTTATTTACCCCATTTACATATATTGCTGAGATATTGGTTTTTGATACCGCCCCCGAATTGTGCCAAGATATATTTGAGGCGGCATAGCCATTTGTGGCAGTTGTAGAAATTAGCCCGCTATCAGTTAAAGTGGCGGGGGTATAGAAAAATTCTAGAGTCCGAACTCCCTTTGTCGTAGTAATTTCAAATCCAGAATCAACTACTGTCCTTAATCCATTTCTACTATTTCTTGAAAGAATATCATATGGGAGTTTGCCCAAAGTAATTCTATAGTCCGATATTCCAGCATCTTCTTCCAGTGTTGTCATATAGCTATTTCCATTATAGGCATATCTGGTTTGATTATTATAGAAAAGCATATCTAGGTTAAATAGCCTAGGAATATATCTTGTTGTATCTGTAGATGTAAATATGATTCTCAAATATATTGTTCCTGCCGACGAAAAACTATTTAATGTATATCCTGGTATTTGTTGTCCATTGATACAATTGTTATAGGTTACTCCATCTATACTTGACTGAACAGTAATTCCATTGTCGCCATGCCACTCAATTTTAGACGAATCAAATGTGGCGGAAGAAGGAATAGAAATAAAATCATTTATAGTAACAGTACTAGATGCTGCATAATCTGTTTGAGTAATTTCAAGACAATCTAAAGTAAGGTTATGTGTCAAACCAGTTGTAACTAATTCATCCCATCCTTTGCTATAAGGATATTGGAATTTATATAGTGAGGACATTTCATCGTCATACATTTCAAAGAGCTCCCCATTTGCTGGATCTACTATTTGAATAGCTGGCAAAGGTTGTCCTTGTGCAAAATGATATGCAATTTGATTTTGAGATAAGCCGTATCTATATATAGCTACGCTATTTATTAAAAATACATTTGAGCTGTTAGGAGTAGGCCCAGTAATTAGATTTAAATCAGTGTTTGTAAACTCAAAATTATTTAAGCTTTTTGTAGCTGCTAATTGTCCATCTATATAAATTGATGCAGAGTTAACTGAATAAACCGAGGCTACATGGAAGGATTTATTTGTGGAGGGCAATGTATATTCTACAGAGTCTGTATCTAGTTTAAATACTATATTTCCTTTTTGATAAAATACTCCTACATCCTCCGCCGAATCTCCTACTAAAGGAATTTCATCAGTTGAAGAAATTTGAGGATGGAACCAGAACTCTATTGTAAAATCATTATCCGATGATGACGCTGTTCCAAATTGGCTAGTTGTTGCAGTAGCAGTATAATCATTGTTAATTGTATATGTAATTGAATTGGTATTTGTTATATTGGTTGCTCTACTGTTTCCCGCCACAAGTGGTATTAAATCTGGGGCGGGATCTCCAATATAGTTCCCATCATTTTCACATCCTGAATGATCATAAGCAACATCTCCATATATATTTGCATATGATGATACATTATCTAAAACATCTTGATATGTTGAAAATTGTGCCAAAAAAGCAGTAAAGGTATTCACTAGATCGACTGTTGTTAAATCGTCTAATGGATAATATGCTATAGGATAATCATATAGCACTGCTGCTTTATATGACATGTTATCCTCCTACTGCAGACTTTAAATATCTAATTATTACTATACCAGACCCGCCGTTTCCATTTGAACTGTTGACCGAATACTGTCCTCCAGTTATTGGATAAATTCCATAGTCTCCTCCTGATGCACCGCCGCCACTACCAGTATTTCCTGCACCGCCAGCTGCCATTCCTAGAGATGTAGCATTTGGATTTGTTGAATAAATATATAAACCGCCGCCATATCCTCCGCCTCCTGAGCCACCTGCGCCACCGCCACCGAAACCAAAAGCTGTTCCATTTGACCATGTACCTGAACCAAAATAAGTAGAGGAATTATAATTTGCTCCATTAGTCATGCCGCCTCCGCCTGCTGCATATCTTCCATCTACTCCACTTCCAGTTACAGACGCCCAAATAGAATATGCATTTGTTCCCGTACCGCCTGCTCCTCCTTGTCCTCCAGATACAGCATTACTTCCTGCTGCTCCTGAACCGCCTCCGCCACCTCCACCGCTATCTTCTGCGCTACCTGTTCCAGAACCTCCATCATTTCCTTGTCCAACTGTTCCAGTTCCAGCAGATCTTACGGCAAAGAAATTTGTTCCTCCGCCGCCAGATCCACCGTTTTGTCCGTTTGTATTAGTATTTGCGCCACCGCCACCGCCAGTTGCTAATATTGAATTAAATGAAGATGATGTTCCAGAACCTCCTGCTCCTGAACCGCCACCGCCTACTTGAATTAAATAAGTTCCAGGTGTTATTGTAGAAGATCCATTAAGAACTCCTCCTGCGCCGCCTCCGCCACCACCAACTCCTCCTGCGCCACCGCCTGCAACTATAAGATATTCTACAGCTAAAGAATTGTTTGATAAAATTAAATTATCTGTTGATGTAAATTTTCTATAATAATATGTTGCATCTGAAGATAAAGATCCTCCAGATACTTCTATAACACTTGTGACATTAATACCTAATGCAGCAGCTGCATAAGTCATTTTAAGAAAGTCCTGGGCCAGCTATTAAATATGTGTTAGAAGAAACACACAATATTGTTGCTACTCCATATGCTGGTAGAGTTCTATTTCCAGTATTTGATGTGCCTGCCCATCTTAATGTAACGCTAGATCCTTGAGTAATTGTTTGAGATGATGCAGAGTTATTATATATTACAGCATTTTGTCCTTCAGTCATTGCAGTGGCGGTAGTAATAGAAACTCCTCCAGTTGTTATATCAATAAATCTTCCATTATCTGTAGATTGAAGAATATATGCTGTTGTTTGAGCATTTCTTGGTAATGTAGCTGGACCTTCGGGGCCTGATGCTCCTGATGGGCCTGATGGGCCAGATGGGCCACTTGGGCCAGATGGGCCACTTGGACCTGATGGTCCACTTGCTCCAGTTGGAATTCTAACTATATTCCAAGTTGTTCCATTCCAGATCCATGTTGTACCATCTACAGTTATTGTTTGATTTATGGACGGGGAATTAGGAAAATCTATGGCTGGCATATTAGGCTCCTAAAATCGACTTTATATCTTCTTCAGTAAGACCAAGTTGCTCTAACTTAGCCAATGCTGTTTGTTTTTTATTTTGTTTTTCTAATTGTTTTGATTCAAGCCAAGCTGGTAAATCTAACTTGCCTTGATTGAATTGTTCTTCTGTAATATATGGCTCTCCATCATGCCAAATAATTCCAGAATAATCATCTCCATATATTGTCCAGCTAACACTATCTGGTACAAGCATTTTTAAAACTTCAGCGCCAATCATCATGGCGTTACCTCCATTAATACCATAGTACTACAATTTCCTATAATAGCATCATTTACTGAAACGTGACCGTATCCACCAGTAAACTTTGTCTTATAGGTTATAGCAGATGTTGTATTAGGTGAATCTAAATGACTTCCATTAAAAAGTAATCCCCAAAAAAGATGTGCTGGTAGGTATGTACTTGTCCATCCAGCATATAATGTAAATTGTTTAACTAGAGAATTGTCCCTCCAAAGTTCAAGCCATATACTTGACTGTTGTGAATTTACATCTTTATTATAAACTTGATCAAACATAATTAATATTTTATTAGATGCAGAAGTTGGAGTAATTGTTGCTTGCAATGTAGTATCTTGTTTTGTTCCCTGTAATGAATTTGAAGCAACGCTGGTACTTGAAGTTCCATGAACAACCTGAACCACTTTTCCTACTCCTTGTGCTCCTGATGGGCCAGAAGGTCCTGATGGACCAGAAGGTCCAGATGCTCCAGATGGGCCGCTTGGTCCTGATGGACCACTTGGACCAGATGGGCCTAGGTCTGAGGTTACAATGGATCCTGCCATAGATGCATGATTTTGACATACATAATAAAGTTGCGGTGCATTATAAGGAACTTCAAATATAATTGTTCCATTATCTGTTCCGCCGTTTGTTACCCCAGTACTGTATATATTTCCAGAACTATATGCTCCAGATACTGTTTGAATCCAAAATGGATGTCCTACCGCATTAACATTAATTACATAACGATGCCCTCTAATAAAAGATAATGTTGGATTACTTGATCCATTAATTAAATAAGCAGATGAACCAGAATTAGTTACTGTTAAAGTTATACCGCCAGATGAACCAGTTGCGCCAGTTGCACCTGTTGCGCCAGTTGCACCTGTTGGTCCAGAAGGTCCTGATGGACCGCTTGCGCCTGTAGGGCCAGCTAAAGAGTTTCCAATTTCTACCCAATAAGAATCGTAATAGATATAAGTTAATCCATTTGAAGAGTTGTACCAAGCTTGTCCTTCCACTGGGGAAGTTGGTGGGGTGTCGGATACAATTGTAAAAACTCCATTAGGTCCAGTTACGCCAGTTGGTCCCGTTACGCCAGTTGGCCCTGTAGGACCTGTTGCACCTGTTGCGCCAGTTGCTCCAGTTGCGCCAGTTGGACCTGTTACACCAGTTGGGCCTGTTGCGCCAGTTGGACCTGTTGGTCCTGTTGCTCCTGATGCTCCTTGTGGGCCAGCAATTGTTCCAGCATTACTCCATTGAGATCCTACTGAATCCCAGATATATAAATCTTGTTGTACTAAATAAGCATCACCAACATTGCCAGTTGGATGTGCTGTTTGAAGAGCACCAAGTGTTGCATATGAACCAAGTATTTCTATTCCTGCTCCAGTTGCGCCAGTTGCGCCAGTTGGTCCTGATGGACCAGTTACGCCAGTTGCACCTGTTGGTCCAGTTACGCCAGTTGCTCCAGTTGCGCCAGTTGGACCTGTTACACCAGTTGGGCCTGTTGCGCCAGTTGGACCTGTTGGTCCAGTTACGCCAGTTGCTCCCGATGAACCACTTGGACCACTTGGACCACTTGGACCTGATGGTCCTGATGGACCTGATGGACCTCTTGGGCCTGATGGGCCAGGATGTGCATCTAAATATGCATCAACATCTGCCGCAAGATAATTTAAATCTCTTGGAATGTCTGGTGTATCTGAATATTGTGGGTATCGAAAACCCTTGCCCGTTGTTCCCATATCTCTAAATTATACCATTAACTTCTTTGATACCAGCCTTTATCCCATAGGGTTAAAAGGCGGCGGAAGTAATTATCATACTGTGGAGCAATAGCTTCTAATGAGTATTTATTCTTTGCCGTCTCATATATAGTTCTAGGATCTAATTTCTTTACATCTTCTGCCGCCCTACAAAATTCATCAAGAGTCCTGCATCTATATCCAGTCACTCCATTTATATTTGTTTCTGTAAATGCACCCCAGTCTGTTGTAATTGTAGGAGTTCCGCAGAAATGTGCCTCTGGCACGATATTGCCGAATGGCTCTATATATATAGTTGGAGCAAATACTCCTGTTGCGCCTCCCATTAATTTTGCTCTTTCTTCTGGTCCTACCGCCCCAACAAATTCTCCATATCCATCTTGTGGACCAGCACCTGCAAGAATTAGGCGCTTACCTAAAGCTTGGCAAACCTCTTGTGCAATTCTATATCCTTTGCGTTCAATTAAACGGCCAATAAAAAGATAATAATCTTCCTTTTGTTCTTGAAGCGGAAACATGTGGGGTTCTAAATATCCTGGAATTACAGCATCAAAGAATTTGCCATCGACGGCGGAAGCAAGATTATGCTGGGCATAAATACTATGCATCCAAGCATATGACTCAAACACTCTATACTTTGCAAATGTTCCTGGATATCCTATACCAAATTCTACAGACATATGATTTGGGAAATAATCTGCAATTGATTTTTGGGCGTAGCCACCAATTAAACATATAAAATCTTTTTGCTCTATTCTTTTTGATAATTCTATAATTACTTTGTTGTTATATTTAATCCAATGAGGCAGAGATGAATCAAATGATCCAGTTGTATAATGATTGCCGTTTAGACTTTCTAATCTTTCCGATTCAGAAATACATTGAATATGTTCATCAACTGGTGCGGAATTAAATTCGCCAGCATATAAAAATACTTCATGTCCCATATCTTTCATCATCATACAAAAACGTCTTACCTTTTCAGTAAATGCACATGAGGTAAAATCTAAAGTAGTATTAGTATGGGGTAATGATATTACATGAAAACGCATGTATATAGTTTACTATATTAGTTTAAGAAAGTAAATACTAGGACCAGGAAATTGTTCCTGTTCCACCCGTAAATCTTTTATATGAATAAGAACCAGTTGTTCCAGTAGCATCTGCAGTTAATCCAGCACCAACTGATATTGTTCCTGCTGATGTTAACCATCTTAAAATTACTACTCCAGAACCACCATTACCTCCAGGACCACCTGGGCCACCATAACTATTTTTACCGCCACCTCCACCGCCACCAAGATTTGTAGAGCCTGCACCACCTGTTCCAACAGGTGTGGCACCATTACCGCCGCCTCCTGCACCACCTTGTCTACGAGAACCATCGCTTCCGCCTTCTCCACCACCTCCACCACCACCAGCATATGTTATAGAGCTTCCATTTATATTATTAGAAGCACCATCTCCACCTTTTCCACCACCTTCTTGTGAGCCACCTACTTGACTTGCCCCACCGCCACCGCCAGCTGAGTATGAACCGCTGCTAGGCCCAGCACCACCGTCTCTACCTTGTCCAGATGTTCCAGCATATCCTGGATTACCATAGGCTCCTCCACCACCAGAACCACCAGTACTTCCAGCAGAACCTCCTGGCCATGGAGGATCTTCATGACCTACACCACCACCGCCACCTATCGAAGTAATTGTTGCAAATACAGAATTACTACCTTGTTTTCCGCCAGTATTTGTACTGTTATATCCACCTAAACCACCAGCACCAACTGTTACTGTATAATTTGTATTCCTTTGTAATGTTAAAGCAGTTTCTACTGAAGCTCCACTTGCTCCTCCAGTATTAGTTACTGTAGAACGCATTCCGCCTCCGCCTCCGCCTCCTCCGTAACGACCATTGGCTCCACCAGAATAATTATCCATACCTCCGCCTCCCCCACCTGCTACTACTAAGTAATCAACAGTAATTGGCGAAAGTGTTGTTATTTGATTTGAAGAAGCTGAGGCAGAAGAAGTTCCAGCAGCATTCGTTGCTGTAACTGTAAATGTATAGCTAGTTCCTTGAGTTAATCCTGTTAAGTTGAATGTTCCTGATCCAGACTGAGATAGTGTATTGCCTGTCGCTCCTGCTGGAGATGATGTTGCAGTATAGGTAGTAATTGCTGAACCACCGTTATTTGCTGGAGCAGTAAAAGTTAAAGTTGCAGTATTTTGTCCTGTGGCGGTTGCTGTTCCAATTGTTGGAGCTTGTGGTACAGTTGCTGCTACTGTTGATGCTGAAGCAGAACTTGTAGAAGAACTTCCATTTGCATTTCTAGCAACAACCGTATAAGTATAAGAAGTTCCTGTGGTTAAGCCAGTAAATGTAGCAGATGTTCCTACCACGGTCTGTGTAGTTCCAGAAGATGGGGTAACAGTATAGTCTAAAATAGAAGATCCACCATTTGAAGGTGCTGACCAGGATACTGTATGTTGTGGGATTGAGCCAAAAACTGTATTAGAATTTGTTACAGTTGGAGCTAAAGGTGTTGCAGGCACAGTAGTTGCAGTAACTGCGCTAGACGCAGAAGATGCAGAAGAAGTACCAGTATTATTTGATGCTGTCACCGTATAGGTATAACTAGTTGCAGATTGAAGTCCTGTTATTGTGAGTGGACTTGAAGATCCTGTAGAAGTAAATGAGCCAGGAGAAGATGTAACAGTATATGTCGCTGGAAATCCTACAGTTTCTGTAGCTGGTGTAAAGGAGATGGAAGCTTGACCATTATTAAATGCTCGTCCTGATCCTTGATTTGTGGCGGTGACACCAGTAGGAGTACCAGGAGCATTTATATTTGTGAGTACATACCAAGATCCGTTTTGATAAATTTGTAAAGCTCCAACTGTAGTATTAAAATACAAAAATCCATTATTTACAGAAGTTGGACGTGCAGCAGTTGTGCCAG